ACCAACACCATCACTGTGCGTCGCATGGATGTCATGGATGTTTCCAAAAGAGACATCGTGGAACAGGGTAAACGCCTGTACCAAAATGTAGTTACTGTTCGAGTCTCGTCGGAAGTTTCAAACCACGAGTTCGAAGCAACAACTAGTTACAAAGTACAAACCATTAACCTTACAACCCATGCAGACGAACACATTTTTACTAGCGGCGTACTAAGTGCTACGGTAATTAGCCCGTTTACTAATCTAGTGTTTGCAAATGACCCGTCACCATTGCCAATAAATGGAATGCGGGTTTCTTGGGCAGGAAAGGCTTCTGGCGGAATTCCAATTACAGTAGTCACGTATTCCCCTGCAACAAAGACTGCTATTGTAAGTTCGTCTGTTGGTGCTATTACAAGTGGAACAGCAATTCGGTTTACAACTTCGACTTACACTCGGTTCCCCCTCCATAATCAATCACCCTTCTAACTAAGGAGAAACACAAATGGCGGTATACAAACGCCCTGGAGTTTATGTAAATGAACTCGCAAGTTATTCTGCACCAATTGCGGATGTCGGTAGTGCTAACGCTGCTGGTGCTGTAGTTGCTGCATTCCCTCAAGGTCCAAGCACCGTTACTAAAGTAAGTTCATACTATGAATTTAAAAAACTATTTGGTGACCTAAACCCTGCTTATCCATCAACTTACTCAGTAAACCAGTACTTCAATAACGGAGGTACTGACCTTTACGTTCGCCGTATCCTTCACACCACTGATACAACTACTTCGTTAAACGCTACTGCAGCAACAAAGGCTGTAAACAACAACAAAACATCTGCTTCTACGCTATTTTCTTGGACAGCCAAGAACTTAGGTAAAGATGGAAACCAACTTAAAGTTGTGCTATCTCAATCTTCAACTATTGGCTGGTCAACTACTTACAAGCCAAATGGCACTGACTCAGCCCAGTACACGGGTGCTTATGATGTTACTATTTACCGCACCCTTAATGGCGTAGATACACTGCTTGAGCAGTTCTTTGGCGTGTTCTTTAGCACTCAGGTTGCTGGTGAAGACATCAAGTTGTCTCCAGACTATGCCCCAACCGTATTAAACTATGGTTCAAACTTCGTAAGCATTACTGGTCTAGATGCCAACATTCAGTTGAACACTGTTTCTGCTGCTTCTACCGATAACTATGAAGTTGGCACTGTTACTTCAACTACTACTTTGACATCTAGTCTTACTGGTGCTGTAGGTAACACCCCTTACTCATACACCGACTGGATTGGTGGAACTGCAACAGGTACTATGGTGCCTACTTCAGCAAGTTACGTTTCTGCTACAAGTGCTACTTATGGGTACACAAACGCTACACAGATTGTAGTTGTGGGTCAACAGGTGACTATCACTGGTATCACGGGTAACCTTACATTTAACCAAACAGTGACTGTTACTGCCCTTGGTGGTTCGGGAACTTCTTGGACATTTACTGGTACTGGCACTGGGTTTACAAGCGGAACGGCTACCTTCACAGGTACTCCTCTTATGACTGTAACTCAGAGTTGGGACACAGGTACTGCTAGCACTTACAGCAGTACCAAGAACACCATCATTAGCGAATTCTTGACCGTAAACCAGCCACTAGTGTTTTGGTTCCCTGACTTGATTACCCGTGCGGGTGCAAACAGTACTTGGGATACTAACGTTGCAAACGTTTACAACAAGTACATTGATTTCTCTACTAACGGAACTGGTTCTCAGGCACCTGCTGTTGCTATCAAGCACTTTGTTATTGTTGAGACTGGTTACACTACAGCCAATTCAGGCAACAGTTCGTCAGCGGCAAAAGTTAACGCTTTGACTGCTGCAACTGCTGTTACTGCAAGTGCTCAGGCTGCTGTGTATTTCCCATCAATCTACATTCGTGATGCGGCTGGTAACTCAGGTTCGTCAATTCGTTTGATTGGTCCTTCTGGTGCTGTTGCAGGTCTATACATGAACACTGACCGAACCCTTGGTCCATGGAAGAGCCCTGCTGGTATAACTATGAAGATTGTAGACGCTGCGGCTCTTGAGCACTCATTTACTAATGATGAACTAGATGACCTAAACGTAGGTAAACTAAGCAGCGGTGCTTACTACCCAGTAAACGCTATCCGTAATCTTCCTGGTGCTGGCGTAGTGGTAATGGGTGCTCGTACTCTAAAGCAAGATGGAACTGCTAACCGCTATGTGGCTATGCGTCGTTCCCTTACTTACATCGAGAAAAACCTAAATGACCTATCGTTGTTTGCGTTGTTCGAGAGTAACGACGAAGTTCTGTGGTCACGTCTCAAGACAGTTCTTGGTAACTTCTTGAACAACTACCGTAACCAAGGTGGTCTACGTGGTGAAAAGGCAGACGATGCCTTCTTCATCAAGATTGACACAGACAACAACACCCCAGCAACCATTGCTGCAGGTGAGGTCCACATCGAAGTTGGTGTTGCTCTTGAGTACCCAGCCGAGTTCATTGTTATCAACCTCAGTCAAAAGACTGCAATTTAATCCGAAGGAAACATAAACGATGGCTACTATCATCAACAACCGTTCTCAACTTGAGACCGACCCAATCAGAAACTTTAGGTTCCTGGTTACATTCCAGCCACAACAGACCAATAACAGCCCTTTGATGAAAGCATCAAAAGTTGCTATTGGTTTCACCTCGGTATCGGGTTTGTCAGTAACCACTGACAGCATCCCTTACCGTGAAGGTGGCTACAACACCACTGTCCACCAGATTCCAGGTCAGACTTCGTTCTCTCCTGTGACTCTGCAGCGTGGTGTTATCCTAGGTACCTCACAGCACTGGGACTGGATGCGTAAACTATTCGCAACTGTTCAGGCTAACGGTACTACCGCTGCTGGTCAGAATGAGAACTTCCGTTGCGACCTTGAGATTGCTGTGCTATCGCACCCAATCCCAGGTTCAGGTGGAACTACCGAACTAACTGGTGCTAACAACAATGGAACCTCAACCGACCACGTTGCTATGCGATTCAAGGTCTACAACGCATGGATTACTTCTATTGCGTACTCAGACCTAAACGCTGGTGACAACGCTATTCTGGTAGAGCAGATGACTCTAGTCCACGAAGGCTTCGATGTTAACTGGGCTCCAGACCTAACCACAAAGGCACTAGCCTTTAAATAACCCTCACTAAAGGAAAACTCACATGGTAGAACAAACATTTAACGCAGCAACTAACCCAAACTTGGCTAATGACTTGATTGGAAAAGCAACTGCAGAACAGAACAACACACCAGCAAAAGCCGAAATAACCCCTCCTTCGGATACCTTGGTGAACCTCCCTGCTGGATACGTAAGTCCAGACGGGGAGGTCATCAAGACCGCAGAAGTTCGAGAACTCAATGGTAAAGACGAAGAGTTCTTGAGTAAGACACCAACTATTGGTAAGGCACTGAACACTGTGCTAAACCGAGCCGTAGTGAGTATTGGTAACATTCCTGCTACGGAAAAGATTCTAGACTCACTCCTGGCTGGTGACCGAGATTCCTTGCTTATAGGAATCTACCGTGCCACCTTTGGAACTACCGCAGAAATGGGTGTTCTATGTCAGGGATGTAATGACATCAAGGTAGTAGGCATTGATGTTAATGAGGACATCAAGACTAAGGTCTTGCTTGACCCTGCTGACCGCACATTCACTGTGGAAGGTAAGAAGGGCGAGTTCCTAGTCACACTTCCTACTGGAGCAACGCAGCGTGAGTTAATCTCTAATCCTGATAGGACATTAGCAGAACTTCAGACAGTTATTCTGGAGCACTGCATTATGGAGATTAATGGAGCACCCGTGGTAAGCAAGCAACAGGTTCTAAACCTAGGGCTTGTAGACCGCCGCAAACTCTTAGAAGAAATTACATCTCGCAACCCTGGTCCACAATTCGATAACATTACGGTCACCTGTCCCGACTGTGAGGGAAAGGTAGAAGTTCCGATTAGTCTCGGGGCTTTGTTTCGAATCTAGTCGCCTAGATTACGAAGCACTGATGTACCAATGGTCTACATTGGCAGTGGCATTTCAGGGTTGGTCTTTGAAAGACATTCAAAGATTAAGCAATAGAGAACGCAAGAACTGGCTAGAAATAGGCAGAGAACTTGGACGAGTTGTAAGGACATAGCATGGCAAACATAGTCAATAACCTTATGGGTGGTATGACAATCGAGAAGTTGTCGGGGGCGTTCTCTTCTGCCGAAAAGTCCAGTGCAAAGATTACTGAAAACCTACAAAAGGCAAATGGTTTTGCCAGCAAACTAGGCTCAAGCATAAAGAACGCTTTTGGTGGTGGAACTGGTACTGGGCAGCAGTCGCTTGGTGCTGGTCAAACTGGAAACTCCATGGCTAATTCACTTGGAGGGTTTACTGGTGGTGGCGGTGGAGCGTCCATGACCAATGTCTGGGGCAAGTTTGGCTCTATGGCTGCTGGCATGGGCTCGGTCCTAGATGCAAAACCAATGACTCAAGGTGACCCTAGACTTGCCAGCGTTATGCTGGGTAACGTAACAGAGGGCGTTCAGCAAATGCTGCCTGACATGGGGGCAACAATGACCCGTGCTACTGAGTACTACAACGCTACTATGTACGCAGGTAACCGCTTCCCTCGTGCCACTAATGGTATGACTGCCATGATGCGTAACATGGGTGCAGGCGTTGGTATGCCTAGCATCCAAGACATGACGCTAGGAACCTTAAATGATACTGGAGGATTAACCTCCGTGGGTGCCGATGCTCGTGTTGCAAAGTACTTACTTGGTCGTGGTATGAATGCCTCTGGTCAAAAAGATAGCACTTATCAACAAACTCTTCGTACCATTGGTAACGCTGGTAAGTACTTAAACATTTCTAATGAGGCTGCGGCGTCTTCCATTGAAAGCATGACCAGTGCATCTGGTGCTTCAAAAATGCTCAGAAACTTTGGTATCTATACTTCTGACTTAGAGACTGGAAAAGAAAAAACTCAAGGTCAAATCTTTGAAGAACTTTACAGTAGGATGACTGGCGGTCGTGACAAGATGAGTCTTGAAGACTTGAACGCCAGTTTCCGTAGAGGTGCTGGTAGCCAACTTCTTCAAGGTGCGTTTGGTAATGACCAAGCAGGTGCTGAAATGTTCCAGCAATGGGCAAGAGAAAAGTCTTTTGGTAACAACATGGATTTGTCTAACCAAGACGCCATGAACAAAATCTATAACGATTTAGGTCCTAGCGGAGCATTTGGGTTAGGTTCTGGTAATGCTTCTGGTAATGCTAACCCAATGAACTCTCTTTATGCTTTGAACTCTTCTGAAACAAATCAGTTGGATAAAGCAGAGCAGGCATACATTCAAGGTATCACCGCAGCCGTACAACCTCTGCAACTACTAAATGATGTTTCGGGTACTCTTGCTGCAACTATGGCAGGTGTCAATTTAGCCTTCCTATCCACAATGAAAACAAGCAAAGTTTATGAAGGTGGGTCTAAAGCACTTGGTTCTGTTGCTTCTTGGGCTGGAGGAAATGCTTTAGAACTTGGTAAAGCAGCAGTTCAGTTTGCAATGGGTGACTGGGTGGGAGCAGCAACAACTGCCGTTATTCCTGCGACTAACTTGGCAATGGGTACTGCAGGGTTAGTAGCCATGGGTGCCGCTGGATTAACCACAACCGTTGCTGGTGGAGGTTTATGGATGGACAACGCTGGACCTGTTAACAACAAGCGTAACCCTGGCAACAAAGATACTGGTAAAGGTGGTGGGGAAGCACTACCTAGCGGTGGTGGAGAAGCACTACCTAGTTCATCTGGTGGAGCAATGGCTGCACCTATTCCAGGTGGTCATGTTGTAAAGGGAGCAGATTTTAATGACCGCACTGGTGTTTACTTTAAAACTACTGGTCGCCCACACATGGGTAAAGACTACCAAGCAAGCGAAGGTAGCCCAGTGTATGCAGTAACTGGAGGAAAAGTAGTTAAGGCTGAGGGAAGTACCAAACGGTTCT